GTCTGCTAGGTGTGTCTCTGACTGGGATCATGGATAACCCCCTAATGACTACAAAGAACGCTGGCTTGTCTCAAACCTTGGAGCATCTAAAGAATGTCGCTATTACTACTAATGCTGAATGGGCTGCTCGTCTTGACATCCCTGTTGCTGCTGCCATTACTTGTGTTAAACCATCTGGAACCGTCTCGCAACTTGTTGACTCAGCGTCAGGTATCCATGCTCGCCATAGTGCTTATTACATTAGAACTGTTCGAGGCGACAATAAAGACCCTCTTACACAGTTTATGAAGGATCAAGGTATCCCGTCTGAACCTGATGTGATGAAGCCTACGCAGACAACTGTGTTTAGCTTCCCAATGAAGGCCCCAGAGGGTGCAGTGGTCACGGCTGATCTTAGTGCTATCGACCAGTTGGAAATGTGGTTGGCTTATCAGCGTAGCTGGTGTGAGCATAAACCTTCTGTCACGATCAATGTCAGAAAAGACGAATGGTTCGATGTAGGTGCTTTTGTCTATAAACACCTTGATGAAATGTCTGGCGTGTCTTTCTTGCCATACAATGAACACACTTATCAGCAGGCCCCTTATCAAGAGATTGACAAGGAAACTTATGATAAAGCTATGGCTCTAATGCCGAAAGACATTGATTGGGCTAAACTTTCAGAGTATGAAGTAGAAGACAACACATCTGGATCACAGACCTTTGCTTGTGTAGGCTCTTGTGAGATTGTTGATGTGACGTAATCATATTACAATGCCTAGGACAGAATCAGCTTTTGTCCTAGGTTTTATACCGCCCTTAGCTCAGTGGATAGAGCAGGGAACTTCTAATTCTCAGGTCGGGTGTTCAAATCACTCAGGGCGGGCCAACCAACACAAGGGATAAGATATGTACACAATTATTGGGCGTTGGGATTGCATTTGGTGTGATAAAGCAGCAAAACTATTAGAGATTAAAAATGAAGTCTATAAATACTATTTGTACCATGACCACCCACTAACTAAATTGTTGATGAAAGTAGCTAAGTTGAATACCCTACCGCAGATTTGGGATGGAGACCATTATATTGGTGGGTACGCAGAGCTAGAGGTATATCTTAAAGATAAAGAAAGTAAGCTATGATCCCTGATAATGAAGCTCAAGGCTCTCGTAAATCTACTCGTCGTACAACTAAATACAAGAACTCTGATGTAAAACTTACCTCTGGGCTTGTTGCTAAAACAGCTAAACAGCAAGACTTAATCAATGCCTTGAAGTCTAGTACTCAAGTCTTTATCCTTGGCCCCGCAGGTACTGGGAAGACTTACGTTACAGCAACCTATGCCGCAGACCTATATACGCTAAAGAAGATTGATAAGATCGTTATTACACGTCCTATGGTCTCTGTCGGCAAAGAGTTGGGTTTTCTAAAGGGTGATCTACAAGAGAAGACTATGCCTTGGGCTTTACCTGTACTTGATGTCCTAGAGAAGCATCTGGGTAAGGGGGCAGTGGAAACTGCGATCAAGAATGGTAACATTGAAATGGCCCCTCTGGCTCTTATGCGAGGTAGGTCTTTTGAGAACGCCTTTATTATTGTGGACGAGACACAGAACATCACTACTCACGAACTCAAAATGTTGTTGACAAGGGTTGGTGAAGGCTCTACTATCGTTCTTAATGGTGATGTGCAACAAAGCGATCTTAAAGAGGCCGATGGTCTTACAAAGGTTATTCACCTAGCTAAGAAACACATGCTTCCTGTCTCTATTGTAGAGTTTGAAGTAGGTGATATTATCAGATCAGACATCACTGCTATGTGGGTCAAAGTATTTATGGGAGAGAAACTATGAGTAAGGTAGAAGTAGGAAGCCTGTGGGTTGCTAAAGAAGACTATCCTTTATGTGCAGGTGTGCGCAAGGGAGATGTAATCTTTGTAAAAGAGGTAAGAGATAGTATTATTTATGTCCTCTTAACAGAAGGAGACATTTGGTGGAGTTCTGACTTCGATTCATGGGATAACCATTTTAAACCTTATGATGGGGAACCCGCTATGAACCTTGGGTATTTTAATTATCCAGATATTGACGATACTGGGGATATTGCTGACAATGTGAATAGTCCATCACACTATGGTCAAGGTAAGATTGAGGCTATCGACTATATCAAAGATTCCCTTACTAAAGAAGAATACATTGGGTACTTGCGAGGTAACATAGCTAAATACTTGCATCGCTGGCGCTACAAGAATGGTCTAGAAGACTTGAAGAAAGCCCAAGTTTATCTAGGTTGGTTGATCCAAGAAGTAGAATAGCAAAAAGCCGCAAGCGTCCGTTATGGATACTTGCGGCTTTTTCATTTGTATTGCAGTGTTATTTCTTACGGGAGAACAGACTTCTGATAGACCTACCGATTTCATTGGGACTAGGCAACAACCAACCAAGTACTAGCAGAAGGATCACCCAAGGGTTTGTCTCATTGACAGTTACATTCCCTACTGATTCCGTCTTAACCCTGTTATTGTCTGTAGACTGAAATACCCTACCAGCCGTATCAAACTCTAACTTCTGTTCAGTATTATTTGTTGTTCCAATAGTCTGGCTATTAGTCTTTCCCACTTGGGTATTGGCGGCTACGTTAGTTCCCCTTCCCGTCAGAAGGCCCAGTGGGCTTGTCCCGCAGCTTGCTATACTGGTCAAGACCAAAAGCAGCAGTAACAAACGTGAAGATGGGCCAAACGAGAATTTCAATAATTTTAGCATCTTTTACCTCTACAACGTAGAATAGCCATAGCAGAAGGATTACTGCTACTTCTCGTTTGAATGTCTTTCTCACGCTTATCACTTTATTACCTATCTAGAATCTCTCGTATGGCTTTTAAATTTTCATCAATTCTAGCTAGAGTGATAGCTTGAGTTTGTACGATGCTTTCAAGGCTAGTGGTTCTTGCATCAAGACGGATAATGTCCTCTGCGCTAGAGTCAATGTCATTTCTAAGAGAAGCAGCAAACCAAATGATAGCAGCCGTTTGACATGCAATGGCAAAGATCAGTGTTAGGGGTACGCTCTTAGATAAGTGCCAAGGTTCATCAGGCATTGAATAGGTCTCTCTCTTTTTTCCTACGTATAGTAAGACCCCTGAGTGGTAGCATCTTACCAGTTTGCTTATCTTTTTGTTTGTTCCACATTAGGAAGGCATCAGCAGCCCCCTTGTAGTCCCCCAAATTTAGCCTACGAAGCACTGTTGACCCAGCGAAGGCCCCACCACCTATGTTGAAGATCAGAGAGCCTAGAGCGTCCCTCTGGTTCTGTGTGAGGGGAACCTTTACTAGCTTGTCGATAGTGTCTTCTACCCACGCTAGGTCTTCCCTAAGAAACTGCTCTGCTTGGGCAACAGTGATAGTCATATTAGGTTTAGCGTTCTTTGTATGACCCCAACCAATAGTCCAAACATCATTCTTTGTTGGTAGGTAAGAGGTCAGTCTTAGGTCTTCATGCTCTTTGATAGCCTCTACGTTTTTAATACGCATATTACACCTAGACTTTAGTTGGGTAAGGGTAACGAGATTTGATTTCTTCTACTTTAGCAAGCCATTCTTCTCTGGTAGCTGTACCTCTTTGGTATTTAAAAAAGAGAGGGTCAGCTTCTTCTTTGTAAGAAATCTGACGCGAGGTCTCTTGTTGACGATATGCAACTTCAAAAGCCTCTTTAGCTCTTTGTTCGGCAGTCTTGAGTTTTGATAGGTCAATCATTATTTAGGAAACTCCAAAGGGCCATCGGCAGGGTTAATGAGAGGCTCTGGATCAACAATTGCTGCAAAACCATCTGTAGGCCCGTGTGGGATAATCAAGGATAGATGCAATACGCCGTTAATACGTTCTACATCTGATGCAAGCCAAGGGCAATCTACTGCGTCTCTTGGGAGAATTGCACCATCAGGAACCACAGAAAAGTCATAGGCTTTGCCATTGATAGTAAGTTTGTCACCAGACTTGATAACTTTCAAAGTATCATCACGGCGCTGAAAGAGTAGGTTAATATTCATCTCATATCTCCTTAAAACCACCTGCCGACTGCCATCAGTCGAGTGTCTACACCTGTAGATGATGTGACTACACCATACTGCCTGAACACAGCAGTTGTAGTTGTTGGAGTCCCAACTGAAACCCATCTAATTGATGTCTCAGTTGTTGCTGTAACCACAGGAGCTTCAATAAAGGCTACAGGAAAAGTCCATGTATCTGTAGTAGCATTTCTGAACAGATTCCCAGAAGCATCGTTTGTAACTTGCGAACCTCCCGCATAAGTCCAGCAAATCTGCGTCCCGTCAGCATACCTAATGTACTGGCCCCTGTTTCCTGGGCTAACAAACCCACGTTCAATAATGCCACCAGTAGGTACACCAGCAGATTGTGTTACTGTGGCAAGGATATTATCACGAGAGTAAACTTGTGATCCACCACGGGTAAGGTTTGTAGCGTTTGCGGTTCCAGAAACATCGAGCTTGGTGGACGGGCTGGTTGTTCCAATACCCACACCGCCCGTGCCTTTCGGCGTCAGCGCAATTGATATGTTCGTATCAGATCCTGCCGCAGACAGCGCGACCGCGCCGCCGGTTGCGGAGTTCGCAATATCAATCTGATTGACCGC